TTTGCTCTGATGAGTTAATTTTGTCCGAACAATATAAGATAAGCAAATCATATAATGGTAAAGGTGTATCTCAAATCATTAATGATGTTCTTTTAACTTATTTGAGAGTACCAAGCAACAAGTATGATCCTAAAAACATCGAACAAACAAAAGGTGTTTATAGTATCATAGTTCCAAATTTAAAGCCATTTGAAGCAATCAACATGGTTTCTCTATATGCCCAGTCAGCAACAAAAATTGGTGCAGATATGCTTTTCTTCGAAAATGCAAAAGGATATAACTTTGCATCACTACAATCTTTATTCGAAAAGGCTCCATACTACACATACGAATATCGGCCAAAGAATATTAGTATGGAAAATTATGATGGAAATATAGACAAGGAAGTATTCAATGTTCTTGGATATGAAATACTTAAATCGTTTAATGTGATTCAAGGAATTTCTTCTGGTACTTTTGCAAACAGATTGATTACAATTGATCCACTTCTTCGTAATTATAAAATAACAGATTTCAATTATCTTGATTATCATAAAAAATCAAAATCTTTAAATAAATTTCCAGTAGTAAATAATCTAAAGAATAGATTTGGTCATGCATTGTATGAAACTCCTCAAGGTTGTTTAAAATTAGCAGGAACAAATAGTGGATGGGATAAAGTAGATTATATTAAATCAAAACCAGGTTCAGTTACAAAAGATATATTTGTTGAGACATTTTTTTCAAATAGAAGATCACAAATAAGTCTTGCTAATTATACTAGAGCGAAACTGTATATTGCTGGTGATCCTAATGTGACTGTAGGTACAACAGTAAACTTTAATCTGTTATCGCAAGATCCTGCTTCCAGTAGTGATCCAAAACAGTTAGATCCATATTACTCTGGAAAATATCTTGTGACTGCGGTAAGACACATTATTCAAACTGGTGGCTACAATACAATCATTGAAATCGTAAAAGACAGTCTACCTCAAGCATATCTAGAAGTTGATAATGAAAGACCTATATTTAAGAATACAGTAGCAGGAGTGAAGAAATAATGGATCAGTCAACAGTTTTTACAGGAATGAATGGGTTTACTTGGTGGGTAGGTGTCGTAGAAAACAGAAACGATCCATTAAGTTTGGCAAGATGTCAGATAAGAGTATTTGGATGGCACACAGAAGATAAAAATTTAATTCCTACAGCAGATTTGCCTTGGGCATTACCTATTCTACCTGTTAACAATTCTAAAACATTTAATACACCTGTTGAAGGTGATTGGGTTATTGGTTTTTTCTTTGATGGACCATTAGGACAAGTACCTGTATACTTTGGTGTCTTTCCCGGTATACCCAATCCTTCATACGTTAATAATCCACAAAAAGGATTTTCTGATCCAAGATCAAGCAGTCAACTCGCAAGAAGTCCTACTTATCCAAAAACAGTACAGATATCATCAGATGGTTCTGGAGCGGTAATAACTAATCAACCCGCACAAAGAAACCCTAATCCAAGTACTATAGGATATCCTAGTACAAATTTATTAGCGATTAACGACCCAAACAATCCTCCAGCTACGATTGCTCAAAGATATTTGGATGTCTCTCAAGGAATACCTGGTCCAGAAGCGAAAAATTTAAATACAGAAATCGCAGCAGCAGCACAAGGTGCGGCCGCAGCAGTTCAAACAGCACCCACTGATTTAAAATCATTGCTTCCCTCTACTGATAGTTTGAGTAAAGGATTAGAAATGTCTGGTACTTCTCTTAATAGTTTATTAGGTGGGGCTCTTAATTTAACTTCAGGTTTAGTCGGTAATGATTCTGCCGCACAGGCAAAAGTAACAGAAGCTAAAAACAAATTAGCACAAAGAAATGTGGATGCAGAATTTAAAACGGCACTAAAGGCATCAGAAGAACAAAGAAAAAAAGCACTAGAATCAGCATCACAGTCATTAGGAGATTTACAGAAAAACGCTGGTAACATAGCAAAGGATATATCAAATAAACTTTCTGGATTATCTCCAGGAGATATTTCAACAAAAACTCCTGTTATTGTTTCTGTAGGAGATACTAGTGGGACTTCTCAATCAGCGGACGCTTTTGAAAAAAGTTTATATAAAAATACTCCTAATGAAAAGTTAGTCTATACAGGAAAAGACAGTGTAATTTGGGATAGATCAAATAGAGAAAGATTGCGTAGAGGATTACCTGGTCTAGAAACACTTGGATATCCAAGACCACCTGATGATCCCCCAAAAGCAGTAAGTACAACACCAAATGCAGATTTGGGTGCAGTTGCACCAAGTACAAAAGTTAATGTATATGCACCAAATCCTATACCAGATAAAGTTCCTTTAGATAAAGTAGGAAGCACACTTGATGCGTCAACAGAAAATACTGTTACCTTATATAAAGAAACTGTTACAAAAGCATATGATAGCATATTAAATCTTTTAAATACCGCAACGACTAAAGCAGAACTAGATTCAAAATTATCTCAGATTTTACCTATTTGGTCAAGAATGATAGGAAGAACAGGAGAGGTAGCAGATGCAGTAGAAGATCCAAATATAAAAAAAGAATTAGACGATTTTATCGCACCACTAAGAGCCCAATTAAATACTGCTAGAGATGCAGCGTATGCAAGAGTTAGACGATAAGGAATATTATGGCAGAGTTCTCACAATTAGAAGAAGCATATCAACAATCATTAGAGCAAACAAAGGCTCTAAAAGAAATTGAAAATAATAAATCAACTTACGATAAGAGGTCTGATCAGTTAGAAGCCGTCGTAAATAAAAATAATGCTTTTAATGAGCCTACGACACCTTACGACTCAAGATATCCTTACAATCATTCAATAACATCAGAATCGGGTCATTCTATTGAAATGGATGATACACCTGGAGCAGAAAGACTTTCAATTTCTCATCGTTCTGGAACATTTTCAGAAATTTATCCTAATGGATCAAAAACGGAGAAGATTTTAAATGATCATGTACAGGTTATCGTAAAAGATAATCAAGTGTATGTCATGGGAAATGAACAAAAAACTACTCAAGGAAATTTAAAACTATACATTAAAGGAAATGTTAAAGCTCAAGTTGATGGGTCTTTAGAGATAGAAGTCAAAGGAGACATGGCAATGAAAGTTGGGGGTACATTCACCGCTATGGCAGATTCGTTTAATTTTGTTGGACCAATCAATCATGTGGGAGATTTTTCTTCTACAGGAAATATTATCAATCAAGGAAACATTTCTTCTGATAAAAACATTCAAGCACAACTCGACATTGTTGGGCATAGAAATGTTATAGTAGATGGTTATGGGGATTATGGAGGAGATGTTACGGCAGGTTCAATAAGTCTACAGAATCATACTCATCCTATTGTTGGTGGTGGAAACACTGAACCTCCCCAATAACCATAATAAATAAGAGATGGCTACTACACTACAAAAAATATATTCAGATTTGGATTTAACATTTGCCATGAATCCCGTAACCAAAGATGTTTCATTAAGTTACGATGATACCGCAGTAGTTCGTTCGGTCCGAAATCTACTTCTAACAAATTTCTATGAAAGACCATTTCAGCCAGACTTAGGCTCAAATGTTAATGGATATTTGTTCGAGCCTACGACAGCAATTACAGCTTCGGCACTAGAAACAGAAATAAGAAACACTATCATAAATTATGAGCCGAGAGTCAATTTAATTAATGTTAATGTGTTGTCGATAGATGACCAGAATGCTTTTTTTGTTGAGCTACAGTTCTTTGTTGGAAATAACACATTACCATCATCTATTAATCTACTTCTTGAGAGGTCAAGATAATGGCAACAGCCAACTCAAGTATACAATTTGCAGATTTAGATTTTGCAGATATTAAATCAAGCTTAATAACATTCTTAAAGAGTCAAGATACATTTAAGGACTATAACTTTTCAGGTTCAGGTCTTTCTACTCTATTAGATATTCTTGCATATAATACACAATACAATGCATACTATCTCAACATGGTAGGAAATGAGATGTTCTTAGATACCGCACTACAGAGAAGTTCTGTGGTGTCACAGGCAAAAGTATTAAACTACACTCCAAAATCTACTATAGCA